TTTCTATATACCTCGGACAGCTCCGACAGGCACTAATACCTGTCTCCTCCTGATACTTGACTGCCAGACGGTATATCTGGCAGCCCTTGCCATCTTTCTCGACTACCTCGCAGCAGCCGGAAAATGCTGCCGTTGCCAACTCGGCAAACTCTTCCTGCGTGCCGACAAACATCTGGCGCAGGAATGCCAAGTTGGACTTGTAGTCACATGTGGCACAGCGTTTTACAGCCAATGCCACCAGCGCCGGAGATTCAAAGAGCTCGGGTAGCTCACTCTCCGCCGCATTCCCAAAGGCATCAACATTAATACCCTTGGCCCGCAGTAGATCCCTAATTTTCATTAGGGTTCCTCCTTTCTGCCCGCTATCCGGCGGGCGCGGTATTAACATTTAATTCTTATCTTTGGCACCTCCTTGTTGGCTCTTACGCCACTCTAGGAATTCAAGGAATTCCCTGAATTCCTTGTTGCTTAATGTACTAGGGGCCCTCTTCTTAAATAAGTAAGACGCCTCCTTAGCCACGGTCGCACCTCCCAAGATTGTCCCTTTGACAATCTCAGCGCCTAGGCCACAAGCTTCCTTTGTGACCTTTGCAGCCTTTTTGACCGTAGACGGTCCGCTGCCTCCCAACATGACCAAGATAGTCACAATCACGACGACGGTAATTACTATTATCATCGTCTTCCTCCTTTCTCCTCGTCTAAACCGGACGAGGTCGGTTATTATAGCCGTTAGCACGGCTTATGTGGTGGATGTTTAAGGACATCCAGCCTATGTTTAGGGACACCCAGCCCAAGACAATCATTTAGTCGTCCTACGAGTTGTTAGATGGGTTAGAGTCCAGCTTCTCATAGATCATGGCAAACTGCTCTAATATAGATGTCTTCAATCCTTCAGCGTGCTGCCTGCTCTTGAAATTCTTCTCTTCGGCTTTCCTCCTGAAGTCATCTATATTATCAATAAGCCTCCATAGCCTAGGCCCAGTGACATCCCCTATAGGGTAGTAGTCATTGGTCTGTTTCGCGCTAATGAAGCGCCCTACAATTTTCTCCTTTAGGGCAGTGAACTTGTTTTGAAACTCTTCGGCTATCCCCGTATAATCAATATTCCTAGCCTCAGCCCTACGCTTCTGCTTCTTGTAGTCTTGGAGCCGATAGGACAATGGCGGATGACATAATGAGTCATACGTGCTGTCTCTATCGCAAGAGAACTCCGAAACCCATCTACGATGATGGCATGCATCCTGTGTTATGATATATGCCATCATATCGTTGCGCTCCGTAAGTCTCAGATCAACGTGGTCCCAGCTGCCACACATACAGTTGTAATAACTACTGTTTGGGAGGGCCTCCTTGACAATGTTGAGCCCGGGCTTGAATAATAAGCTCCTCATAACCCACCCTGCAACCACTAGAATCAACGCCATACGATCGCCGATGATTTTAGCGATGTCGGCGATCGTGTAGTATCCGCAGATAGCCGTGACAATATAAGGCTTTTGGAAGTCAAACGGCGCGGCATGCGCCGCGTATTTTAGGGCGCGCCTGTTAGATTCCAACAGTTCATGCCCCGCATTGGGGAAGATTGCTTGTATAGGTCCCTTATTCCCCGAATGTAGCACTCCTTCCTGTAGTGCCCTTGTCAGAAGAGGAGCCACCATGTCGTCTCTCCTGAGCGGGATGGCCCTCTTCTTGTGGAAGTCTAGTACCACGGGGGTAAGGGTCATCTCTGGGCCCACCAACATTATGTGGTACCGGCTCTTATCCACATAATGCGGGCCGTGTACATCAAGGACAAAGTCTCCGACGTACCGATTGCCATATTCGATGGAGTATTTTAGATATACTCCACCAATTTTAACGATCGAACATTTAAACCGGTCTCCGGTATCAATTCTCGACAGACCGTAGTACCCAAGTACCATGGCCTGTAAACCTGGATATAACTTATCTAAGTTATTGTCCAGAGTACTATCACACCGCGGCACGGTGTGATTGTACCTGTTTTTGATACTCATATGTGACCCATTGCGGGCCACTTGAATGTTTAAGACGCTCGTTCCATACGCATCATCCCTTTGTGGGTTCTGCGCCGGAACGATTGTCTCGGCGTTGGCGTGGATGGCAACTATGATGTGATAGTCACGCATCCTTCCGTCCAAATTATTATAGGTACATATCAGCTCGTTAGGCCGATAGTACCTCTTACACTGCATAATTTGTTCTCGGTCATCAAAGATGACCGTCGTATACCCGGCGGCCGCGAAAGCCGCCCTAATTTCGTCCCGGGTAGCCTTACATAGCTGCCTAGGCTCTTTGTAAGAGGAGTTTATCTCCTCTACCAATGACCTCACCTCATATTCGGTGAGGTCTTTGAACACTGCTCTGGCATTGCTTGGTGTTACCAGAGCGGTCTTCAATGCCGAAGCATTGATGGGAAGGTCTCGTACGCACCTATATGCATACTGACCTATAAATTTTTTTACATTCATAACTCATCCTTTCTGCCCGTATAGCCGATAGCACAGCAAATTAATTATCAAGTGCATATTGTGATCCAGAGGCGTAAGTCCTTGACATCCTTAGTCACTGTTATCCACGTGCAAAACTTGCGAATTCTGTTAATTTCGATAACAGTACGCCCAATTGTTATGGTACACTTAATGCCTATAGTATTTCCGCTCTTTACTATGCCGCTCGCGGTTAACCGTTGCGCCGGACGATAACGGGCAATCACATATATAATGTGTACCCTAGCATACGACAGTGGTTAATCCCGTCGTATGTAATGCGGCTCGCGGCAATGATAGCACCGCGCCTTCTTCATGCAAGCATTGATGGCCGCATTATACATCTCTTCGGCGGCAGGATTGTCCCACTCGCCTTCCGAGAACAATGCGACCGGCTCTAATGTCGCCTCCTCGTTCGTAATAGACACAATCCTTGAAATGTCTATTACGAAATCCCCACGGTGGCGATTTGCATAGAGCACCAAATCTCCCACCGCAATGGGGATAAGCGCGTGATCGCTATTAGCAAGTGAGCCGCGCTCCTTCACGTAAATGGCACGCTTAGCGCTACCATCTGGCGAAGCAATTATCATTGCTTCCCCTGTGTTACTGTACCCCCCGCCCCGTTCCCAGAGGCATGGGGTACCCCTTTTACTTTTAGTAATTATCATATTAATCTCCTTTCTCCGGCATTAAGCCGTGCCGGTCGGCAGATGTGTGGATTGAGACTTTGAGACTTAATAGACTTCATATTCGGTTGTTTGGATATTTTCTACCCACAACCTCTGCCATGCTATGAGGTCATGGGGATAGGCAAACCTCACCCCCTTCTCTTGCAAGTCGGACAATACGCCGTATGAAACGGGATACCATCCTTGCGGCTGGGTAGAGTAGTACCCAGCCGCCTCCATGACGCGTCGCATGTCCGCGAACACGCCATGTTTCAGCAGCTTGTCAAACTCGTCGTCGCGTACGACGACGACGATGGTTTGTTTCACGTCACCCTCAGGTGATGTTAGCTCAAACCCGCACGGAACCTCGTCCGCGAAGGCGAGCACACGATACGGAGACGTTATGTCTCCGTCGATTAGTTCCTGTGCCGCGATAAGGCACCTCCCTAATCTTGTTTTCATAGACAACATAATTTATTCCTTTCTGCCCGCCTTTTACCGGACGGGCGCGGTATATTTTTGTGGGCGGTTTGGCTACTACCGCTTATTGCGCCAAGGCGCATAGGCCTCGGCGGACATCCTGTTAGCCATTACCATGACTAACAGTCTGAAGTCAGCCTTTCGGCTGGCTCCTTTTAAAGAGATGGGCTTTTGTAAAAGCCCATCCCACGCGTAGAGATGGCCGTCACCAGTACGACCAATCGCTACCTTGTAGTCCCGTAGGACTACTTCCACACTGTGTCCAGGAGACCATGTCTTAATGATCTCCCGGAGCGCCAACCTTACCGCCTCAGCGGCAGGTTTCACAGCATCTCTCATAGTCATTACTCCTCACCCCCTTTCTCTAAAATCGACTGGGGCCTGTACTCCCCAGTCGATACGTCATAGTGCCACAAAACGAGTTCACACCCGCACCTGTGGCACGCCCTGATCACCGCAGCAACGGCTGCGGTGAGCCCTGTGACATATAGATCTACGTGTGCGATACCACGTAGAACCTCGACGGCATGGCTATACATGCCATCAAAATTAAACACGTCCTCGATTTGCTCGAAGACGTATCTGTCGACCGGCATCTCGTGCCGGCCCTTCACTAATCCGATTGTCATTTTACCCCTCCTTATTTATTTTTTGCCCTTTCGGGCATGGCAGGCGGCTTTTACTGGGGAGCCGCCAAGAACCCGTCAGCTCCTGTCAACCCATTAGAGTTGACAGGAGCCAGAGAAACACTAACCCTATTCCCACAACAAATAGGAATAGGGCCCCTATCGCCCCTAGGGTTCTTTTAAACCCTAGTATGGCGACCACTATTATTAAGAGTATTATCGCCAATAACATCTTCTCACCTCCTCTCGCAACATGGGGGGGTGGGCTCCGATCTTTCCCAAAGCCTCCCTATATTCATACATGGTACCCAGAGAGAATATATACCCTAAGTGTCCCTATAGGCTTCCATATATTGGTATAGAGTATTATGGTCTTGACAAAGGTAAAGTGATAGTATATACTGGGAGGTGAGGAGGTAAATCCATGCAGTATACATTGAAGGAGATTGATGATGCCATTAAGGTTATAGAGACAGCTAAGGGATTAGGGCGCGCGCGTGCCATTGCAATATGGGCACTCGAGTTCCAGCGCCTTCTGTGTTTACCTACTATATATGACGACTATGATTGAGGCGAGGTAAAACAAGTGACAGAACGGTGTAGACAATGCGGAAGATTTACAGGTGCAGCCATATGTCAGTATAATATTAAGTCACGTGACGGCACGTGTATGTATTACACACAAGGCGCGGCGGACGACAAGTACGGTAAATCTATGATGCTAGCAATAGACGCGGGTATACCGAGTTGCATCCTCGAGCTTGTTGTAACCGACAACGTTGCGGACACGTACTACAATATACAGCTGGTCTATCAGGCTGTCACAGAAATTAATAGGCGAGGTACTAGTAATGAGTAGGATTATTAAGATGGATACGGTAATGATCGGCGCGACGCCGGTAGAGTTATCGTATATTATGGATGACGTCGAGGTTGTGCCGGCAAAGTACAGTATAACCTTCAAGCCCGCCGAGGCTAATGAGGCATATGTGTATTATAGCTACGACGACAGGGAGCAAGCGCAGGATAAGTATCTTGATATACTGTGGCACCCGGAGGATTACGCCATCAGCCACTTCAGGATGCTTGGGAGGGAAGTGTATCAGCTTACTAAGATTAAGAATAAGGCACGGTCGCTAAATGTTATAAGGAGGCAAGCATGACGGAGATAGTATTTATACTGGATAGAAGCGGCTCCATGTGTGGCCGCGAAGAAGAGGCAATTAAGGGTTTTAATGAGTTTGTGAGAAAACAGAGGGAGGTGCCTGGAGAGGCGCGGATTACTACGATCCTATTTGACGACCAGTATGATGTCATAGACGCGCACGCGGATATACGGTTCGTAGGTGAACTGACTTCAAGGGAATATTACCCGAGGGGTTTCACGGCTTTGCTGGATGCTATCGGTAGGGCAATCAACGAAACTAAGGGGTTTATCAGTATACAGCCGGAATGGCTCCGCCCCGACCAGGTAATATTCGTTATAACAACAGATGGACAGGAGAATAGCAGCAAGGAGTATACATCTGCGGCGGTAAAGCAGATGATTACGGAGCAGGAGGGGCAGGGATGGAAGTTCATATTCCTGGCAGAAGATCTCAACCAAGTTGAGCAGGCTAGAGCCATGGGAATACAATACGCTACGTATACTAATGACATTACCAGTTACGCCGCATTCTCATTTATTAACGACGCTGTAACCAGTTGCAGAACGACAACAGTAAGTAATAGTTGATAGGATGGGACCACATGACATTCGCGATATTAGTGATAATCATACTGACCGCGATTACGGCGTATCACTTTGGTACGCATAGCAGGAAATAAGGGTTATACTGGGATAGCCCCGCAGAGGCACAACAATAAGAAGGGTGGTAAGGTTACTATGATTAAGAAGGGTAACGATGGTTGTTGCGCGCATAATTACAGAAGGGGCTACTGGAATGGACATATCGTTCTTCCATCTATAACAGTGCGGGTATGTAAGAATTGTGGAGAGATACAGACGACTTGCAACTTGTTCTGGAGATGTCTCCTAGTACTGCTAATGCCATTCTGGGATAGAAGCGTGCAACTCGATATACCCGCACAGGACATTCAAGAACACTTTTTTGAGTAGGGAGCACACTATGAGGACATCATACGACAGACAGGTATTGCTAGAACAGACATTTCCCGCGCCTAAGGGCAACCGCGTGCTTGCCGCCGCGGTTGTTATCGCATCAATAAATCTGGTTGTATCGCTCATATCATTAATCCTACTGATACATTAAGGAGGATAGTATGACTAAGTTGTACACAACACACTGTATGCAGTGTCGTCTACTTGAGGCTACGCTTAGACAAAAGAAGATTAAGTTCGAGACGGAGGATGACTTGGAGAAAGTTATAGAATTCGCCGAAAGACACCAGATTATGTCCGCTCCAATTCTGGAGACTGACGAAGGGATCCTCGATTATGCGCGTGCCCTTACTTGGGCAAGGGAGCACAAGTAATGAAGCGCTTAATCGCATACCTTATATACGTAATTAGACATAAGTGGTTTGTCGCTATCGAATGCTTCAAGGTTGGCATACCTTGGCGCGGGATTGTGCATGATATAAGTAAGCTGGGCATAAGGGAGTTTTGGCCGTACGCAAAATTCTTCTACGACAGCGACGGTAATAGGACAGTCAATGGAGACGCGCGCGGCTTTGATGTGGCGTGGTTCTGGCACCAAGCCCGCAACAAACACCATTGGCAATACTGGTGTATGCCTGAGGATGGAGGCAGGAGTATGAGAGCAGTAGAAATACCAGATAAGTATCGCAAAGAGATGATATGCGACTGGATTGGAGCCGGCAAGGCGCAAGGAAATAATAATGTTAAGCTATGGTACCTAAGTAATAGGAATAAGATAGTATTCCATCCTCGCACACGTGTAGCCGTGGAGTATGAACTCGGGCTTATCAATATGACGCGCTATATACATATAACACCTCTAGCCAATGAAGAAGTCGAGGAGATACTTAGGGAAATTAGGCGAACATGAAGATTATTACGACCCGCAAGATATGCAATCTCTACGGTGTTACAAGGCAGCGCGTGCAGCAGTGGCGTAATACTGGGTTGCCTTTCTATAAGACAGACAAGTTTTACTACTACGATGCCGACGAAGTTGAAGAGTGGATAAAGAAGCGGCGTACACAGTATAAGTCTTGGACTAACGGCTACCATAAGCCTTGACATTCGTAAAGAGATATGATATAGTCAGCGTTGGGAGGGATAGCACAATGATAGAAACAATACTGCTCATAGGAGAAATCATCTTACTGGCCCTTGCTATCATCAGCGGCATTGCCAACCTGCTGATGGAATAGCCTATCCATAACCAATGGGGCTCGTTAGCCGCGAGCCCCCCTAATCATTAAATTTCTATTAAAATTATTAAATTTCTATTAAATCCTTGGATTTTTAGTAGACAAATTGCCAAAATCCCGGTATTTATATATATGAGAGGGAAATTAAAGGGCATACTATGTGACTAACGTATGGCAGACATTGTCTCAGCTAACGACCAACAGCAAATACGGCAATTTGAAATTAGCATTCCAGAGGAATGGGATACAGGGGGAGTATTAGCGTCTTCCCTTTCTGCGTTGCGGAGAGGTAACTTTAGTAGTGGGCTATGCGCCAACATTCCCGTAATTTGCAAGGGCACAGAGTGCCCATACTATAAAACCTGTAGATTGCGCATTGCCGGTCAAGATATAACGCCAGTCGTAGGGCAACGCTGCCCAGTCGAAATATACGAGATTATGGGAAGGTATCAATGGTATATGGATACATTGAACGTAGACCCAACTAATCTCGTAGATATGGGACTAATTAAGGAACTTATAGATACAGAGATACTCATAGATAGAGCAGACCGACGTCAAGCTGCGGAAGCAGACTTTCTTGAAGATGTAACCATAGCAATTAACGAGCACGGCCGGGAGATCAGACAAAGGCAAATATCTAAGATACAGGAGTTTAAGGATAAACAGGATAAGAAGAAGCAGACAATTCTGCAGTTACTAAACTCCACTAGGAAGGATAAAGCCGTTACCAAGATACAAATCTCAGAAGACCCATCGTCACATGCCGCCAAGCTTTTGGCAAGAAAGCGTGAGCTCGAAGCCAAGGGAGAAATTATAGAGGTACGGATAGAAGATGCAGATAAAGAATGACGAAGTGGCACTAGGTGCAATCGAAGACTTAAATCTCTTTACCGTAGGTAAGTCTATAGAGCGTGTCCTATTCGACGGCGAGGCGGAACAAATCACAGGATACAACATCATCTTCTCTGATGGAAGCGCCCTGCTACAGATAGTCCATAACGGCCAACTCTACTGGAAATGCGCGACAAAGGAAGAAATGGACGAATTTCTGAGTAGTGGTCAATAATGCAGGACAAAGACGCAAAAAGGATACTACGCAACGAGTTTGAAGCAAGCAGAAGAAAATTGGAAGCACTGCTTCAAAAGGCCGACAAGACCACGTTGGACCAAGCCAGAATAGAGCGCTTGTCTGCACACATGTCTTCATTATACGAAGAGTATCGGAGAGTTGGCGGAGAAGATTTAAAGTGGAACGGCACAACGCCGCAGACCTCTAGGGGCAAACGTGGCAAAAGGTGGGTGGCTTCAGACGAATGGGTCGCTGCCCATAAGAAGAGGCAGGAAGAATACGCCAAGGAAGCCAGCGGCATATACGCAGGAGAGCAATCCACTCCGCAAGGACAGAGGCGTGAATTCTCTGCTAGAAAGAGCCGCGCCAGGTCTGCATTCGTAAGGCGCTTCGAAGAAGTTATGGATGAGGCCTACGGCATAGACCGGTCCGAGTTTGTTACTGAATTCACTACTCCCTTCAGCAAGGCATTCAAGAGTGCACTAGATGCCTTCGACGCAGGTACCCGTGAGACTTACCAGACGTCCATACAGGAACTGCAGGACATCATAGAGTCCGGGAAGTTTGGGGTACATCAATGGAAATCTGGCGGGACGCCAAACTTTCAAAGCACAAGAGCTGAATATAGAAGGAGATTCGGTGCGAGAGATGTAACAATCACAGATAGCGCGGCTCGCACAGATGAAAACCTTAATCATAGAACTAACCGTAAGGCGCGCAATGCCGCAAAAACTGCAGCTGAGACAACGGACATAAAGAAGGACGTTACAGTAGGCAAGGTTATTAAGAGTAAAGCAATCCTGTCTGAAGAGAAGGCTGCGGCCGAGAAGACTTTCGGCAAGATCCTCAAGGGGACAGGCAAGACTCTTTGGATAGGCGGAGGACTCCTATTAGGAATAGGAACGATTGCACACTTCACAAACAAACTTTCAGATAAAGCCCGTGAAAGACACCAAGTAGCAGAGGCACGGCGCAAACAACGCAAAGAGGATGCGGGATCACGCAAATATATGTATGCCGGTACTGACATGGACATCTCTCCTAGGGCAGCAGAAATACTCTTCGAGATGCATCAACAGCGTCTCAGGCACTATAAACAAGGTAATGCTAAATACTATAGTTAAGGAGCGATAGAATGCCAAAACTTTCTGGAATTGGGAAGGTTCTAAGTGGTGCCTTTAGGAGTCTCGGCGACTTGGACTGGGGTGCTATTGCTCGACGCGCAGCTATCGGCGCAGGAGTTGGCGGCATAGTCAATGCAACTAGAGAGAAGATACAAGGTGGCAGCTTCTCTGGCGGGGCCGTACGCGGTGCAATGTATGGCGGCCTTATCGGTGGCGCGGTAGGTATCGGAAAAGAGCTGAAGGCAATTGGAGCAGACAAACTTAAGGAAATAGCGGATGCTGCGGTAGACGCACCAGCAATACTAAGCAGCGGAAAGACAAAGTTTTCGCAAGTGTTCCATAAAGATATATGGGAATCCTTTGGAGAGGTTGGACGTAGTAAAGTACTCAGCAGAGCCATTGCCGGTGCAGCTATTGGAGGCGGCATAGGCGGTATACGTAGTGCGGCCGAAGGACAAGGTTTCGGCTCTGGCTTTGTTGGCGGCGCTGTTATAGGCGGTGTCATAGGCGGAGCATCCGGTTACGCAGGTGCATACGCAGACCTAATCGATCCCACGCGTCCACAAGGGTTCCAAGGGGCTCTCAAGACAGTAAGCAAGCAGCTAGTCGCCCTAAAGAGGATCAACGCAATCTAGGGGGTGTAGACTATGGGACTCACAAGACGTGGCGCAGTAATGAGAACGCTTTTCCGTCAGGAAGAGGCGTCAATAAATAACTTATTTACTGGCGTTAGACTAAGAGGCGTCTGGAGCAAAACTATGGTAGTTGGCGGGTTGCTTCTTGGCGGACTCATGAGTATGAAGGAAAACTATATAAATACTCCTCGTAATAGTAATGTAGTCAACTATGGAAATTTACCTATGCTAAGTTACGACGCGGTACCAAATAGAAGCCGCCTTACTGGCAGCAGAGATTTGGGCGCGACTGGAGAGATAGTCTTCGGACTTAATAGCGCGAGGAGAGGTGGTCTGTAATGTCTGCACTAGGTGACACTATTAGGGCCGGAGAGGCCAAAGAAGCGGCAAAGGATGTTACAGGTAAGTTAACTAAAGAAGTCCTAAAGAGTCATAATTTCGGAAAGAATTTACTTGTTACAAGTGTCCTTAGTACTGTAGGCAATCTTATAGAAGGAGAAAGCCCAGGACGCGCCATAGCACAAGGTGCATTAGCAGGTATTAAGTTTGGCGTAATAGGAGCAGTACTGCCAGGTTTCTTCGGAACACAGATAGCTTTTCAAGTAGGCAAAGCTCTCGGTGGCTTATACTTCTCTTTGAACCGTAGGGGCAGGGAACTGCGTACCATACGGCAAGACAAGAATAACTTCAACTGGAATTTCGTCGATACTGAGCAGGCTTATACTATGAGGCAAGCAGCAGTACAGGCAATACAGGCAAGCAAATTAAACGCCAGGTCTGCACTAGGTGGGGAGGCACGGCTGATGCACCTTGGCATACCTGGAAGGTGGTAATGGTGGCGGACACAGTAGAAAAGTTTACGCAAGAGGAACTTGAGTTACTTGAGATACTGAATGATCCCGTTCTCTGGGCACAAGTAGAACTTGGTGAGGAACCTCGATGGTATCAGGCAGAAATACTGAGGGATCCAAGCAAGCGTAAGGCCGTTAGATGCGGAAGGCGAGTAGGCAAGTGTATATGGCGTCTGTCGGAAATAGAAACGGAAGATGGGCCAATGACTGCCGAAGAACTCTATAAGCTTGCACCAGAGCGGCGTCCAGCCATCCTTACATGTGACGAATCAAGTCTGACAATTACTAAAACCGCCAACTATAGCATCTTCGATAACAGTATAAAGCCAGTTTACAAGATAACTACCAATACGGGCCGCGTAAACTATGCTACAGAGAACCACCCGTATCTTACCATAAATAACAACGAGACATCATGGGTATGTATCCAAGATATGAAGCTTGGAGACCACATAGCTGTCCCGGCATCCTATGAAGGCCTAATTAACGGGATTCCGATAGGCACAGAGACAGCCGCTGCGCTCGGTATGTCATTCTCTGGTAATAAAGCCGTGCCGAAGTCTGTTATGTCCGGGACTTCAGCCGACATAGCAAGCTTCCTTGCCGCGTACTGGCATAACAACGGATGGAACTCCGGCAAGACATATGGATGTGGCACAGACTCATATCGGGCGGCTAAAGACATCCAGCATTTGCTCTTGAGAGTTGGTATGGTATCCCACATTGAGAATACAGGCGCGGCTGGCTGGTACGTAATCATAGATGACCCGGAGTGTATCTATAAACAATCCCGCTCTGTGAGCCCAGGTATTCTGTGGGATCAGGTAGTATGTATTGAGTATATCGGCGAACAGCAGACATACGACTTGACTGTCGAGGAAACACACACGTTCATATCCGATGACATCATATCGCATAATACGTGGACGATGTGTACACACATGTTGTGGTTTGCATACACCCATGCTAATAGCGAACAACTGGTGGTAGCCCCTTATGAAGCACAGATCGCAGTAATCTTCGATCAGTTACGTACCCTTATCAACAAGTCAGACCACTTGGTTAACTCCCTAGCCGGCAGTAAGCGTAGCCCACAAGAGATTAGACTTAAGAATGGTGCGAAGATAAAGGGCTTTACCGCTGGCACAAAGTCCGGTGCAGAAGCAGGCTCGATTCGCGGTCAGAGAGCCGACTGGATATACATGGACGAGGTCGACTATATGACCGACAAGGACTTCGAAGCAGTCTACGCGATAGCAATAGAGAGCCCGGAAATCGGCGTGTGGGTAAGTTCAACTCCTACTGGCCGCAGGGGCAAGTTCTATCACATCTGTACTGACCCAGATTCTGTGTGGAGGGAGTTCCACTATCCAGCCATGGTTAACCCGCTATGGACCGATAGTATGGAACAAGAACTAAGGCGGACATTTTCCCAAGTCGGATATGAGCACGATGTACTAGCTGAATTTGGAACCGAGATGGTGGGCGTCTTTCCTAAGGATAAAGTAGATGCAGCCAGAACAAAGTATAACTACGTTACACACCGGCCGCCGCAAGCCTCGCACGTATGCATAGGAGTAGACTGGGACAAGTATGGAGCGGCAAGTCAAATCGTAGTAACCGGATGGATCCCGAATAAAAATAAGCCCGACACAGGTAAATTCAGAGTGCTCGATAGGGAAGAGATTCCAAAGAGCCAATTTACACTGACGGAGGCGGTAAATAAGGTAGTAGAACTTAACGCTGCCTTTAACCCCGACTTCATTTATATAGACCGAGGCATGGGCGAATACCAACTCGAAACATTTCACATCTACGGCATGGAGCATCCAGAAACCTGTCTGAACAATCGCTTGAAGGGAATCCAATTCTCCGAGACTAAGGAGTTTATCGATCCGTTCACCAAGTTGCCGGACAAGAAACCCATCAAGGTCTTTATGGTAAACCATACGCAGATCCTTCTGGAAGAGGGGCTTGTGGAAATCAATGATTCCGATGAGATACTATGGCGTCAGCTATGCGATTATCAGGTAACGAAGATAACGGACAGGGGATTGCCAAAGTATACGTCAGAAAATGAACACGCGCTCGATGCCATGATGCTATCTCTTCTAGCATTTGCATTAGAGATACCCGAACTTACAGACATCATCGTACAGCCGTCATTTAAGGCTCCTGTACATACTATAAAACTGAAGCACCCTAATATATTCAGGGGCTCGGTCAGTCAGCCGCGAAATTATCATGATCAGAACGATTATGGTGAGAAAGAATTTGAGAAGATGGTCGAGGTACCATTAGGCACTACCAGCTATAGAGTCCAACAAAAGTTCAAAAAGCGCATGGTAGGCTGGTCGGATAGAGGAGGCTATGGCAATCCAATGCCGAAGCGTAGAACATGGTAACTCACTGGAGTGGGCTATATAGTAAGGGGAGTTGAAAGACTCTCCATCGCCTCCTAAGCAGCTATCACGGCTACTTAACCCTCTCATTTCCCCACTCCTATATGGTGGCCCTTGGGGCACCTTGGGCCACCACACTTCCTTAAAGGAGAATACCAACTATGATGCCAATGGTAACAAAGTTTACTACTACTAGTGAAAACTATGACTTGCTGCAAGACAGTGAGGTTCTTAACAAAATAGCCGATGTTATGGGAAAGGGGGCCGCGGAAAAGCTAAGTCTGGGCATATCTATCAGGTGTAGCGTTGAAATCAAGATGGTTCTTGTAGAAGAGGAGGATACCACTACGCTCATAATCAACGGTGGCAGCTCTGAACAGGACCTAGTTGACGGCACCACATGGAGCTCGTATGGTCCAAGAGACTTCTACTCGATAGTTGTAAAGGACTCGGGCAAGACTGGATATATAACAATCCACTAATTACTGATGATAAGCGAGTTAGATAGACAATTAATTAAATACAGGGCATACATTCACTATACCAAGCCCGAGTTGAATCCAATCAACAACGTTCCTTACAGCCAGGTTACTACGTCGGCGGCAGTTCTTTACGCCGACAAGCCGAGTGATACCGTAAGGACAATGCAAAGCCTACTTACCAAAGCTAACAGGTTGCTTAAGGCGTTAGACCCAAATGGAAGCATCGGTAAGATTATAAACAACAATGGGCACACCCTATATAACATTAGGCAAGTTGAAGACTTTGTTCGCAGCGTAAGAGGCATAGATGGCGACGTCAAGGCGGAATTAGCCATAGAGCTTTACGACATAGCAGCCTATATGTCCTACCTGCTCAACTTCGCCCTTGACGCTTATGCAAGCATACTAAAGTTCGAGCGTACAGGAAACATCGACGCGGATATGCGCGCATATGAGGCGGCAGAAGAAGAATTTATAAACCTCCTCATATCATACGACAAGAGTATCGAATCTAAGAAGATAGAAGTCAAGGGTTTGTTACGCTCCAGGATACCGGCAAACGACCCCAAGGTACTATCCGTACAAGCAGAGCAGATTACGATGGAGGGCCGGCTGGACGAGTTACGTAAACATTCGTCCATGCTTTCTGAGCTCACTACAATAGCGAACGAGCAGTTCCTAAAGGCAGACAAGATAGTAGACGACATTGCGTGGTACGTAAATCAAGACCAGACCGACATTACGGAGTCCCTAATATCTACGCTAAGCGAGTATCCCGATAATATATCTGCAGTTATCCCAACGCTCAAGACCAACATATACTACTCATTTGCAACAGAGAACCACTCAATCAATGAGGAGACAAACAAGAGCCTATCGTCCGCTAATAAGGATTCACTTAAGGGTGTTATGGATACGATAGTAATCGATTCGGCGGCGGTCAGCACGCATAGTTATAAGTCCTTAGTGCAGCTCGCCAAGACAGCCAACAGCGGGTTAGTTGGTAAACACATACTGCAGGGCGCAGTAGCCGCCAATAGATTACTGGAAAGTCACGCATTACAGCTGCATACCGGCGGTAGCGAATATATCGTGATGAAGCGTAATATAGTAAAGGCCATTATCAACAAACAAGAAGCAAGACATATATATCAAACACTTAGCAAGATCGAGAACCTTGCTCAAGATAATAATCTTACACTAAGCCAGTTAGCACAAAGCATAACAAATATGTAGGAGATCAAATGGCGATTAATCCAGCAGAATTAGAAGCAAGACTCCAGCAGTACTTGCACCAAGTAGGATTAAACTATGAGATACCTCAGGATATAGCCCTGATAGAGTTACAGAGGATTAATGCGGAGCCACAGGATACACGGAATAAAATAGTCGTGCGTAGGACCCTTTCGTTAGACGGGCCGGCGATGATTATCCCACTATATGATGTGCACTTTGGCCACAACAAGAGCAACCTAAGAAAACTAATGGCAATCGCAACGCTGATACTCAAGACGAAGGATTGCTATACGTTCATAGGCGGCGACTTATCTGAAACCGCTACAAGAACCTCAATAGGCAAAGGCATGTTTGACGAAGTAGCCCATATAAGGGAACAACTGAAGTTTATGAAGACCATGCTAAAGCCGCTTGCCGATGCAGGCAAGGTCTTATGCGCAGTTAGCGGAAACCATGAGCACAGGGTAAGCAACCTGCTAGGCATAGATCCGTTAGAGATATTATGCGACAACCTAAAAATCCCCTACTGTGAATATCAGGGGTATATGCTACTCACGGTTGGTAACCAAGTATACGAAGTATTCTGTCATCATGGAGTAAGTGGCGGCCGGACTGTCGGGGCAAAGATGAACGCCGCAATGAAATTTAACCAGGTAGCCGTTGCAGACTTGTACATAAGCGGACATACTCACATGAAGGAGAGCTGTTACGATAAGATATTTATCTTCGATAGGGAGACAGGGGAACTACGCGAAAAAATAAGACATTATGTTATAGCGAGCTCATTCCTAGAATACTTTGGGTGCTATACAGAAATGCAGGCACTCGTACCGGCAGTAACGGGGGCTACCGCAATACAACTGATGGACACGACTAAGGAAATTAGGATCACGAAATAGAGGGTACCAAATGAATCTATGGGACATGGTAGTAAGAATCTTTAAACCAGTGCCGTCCGAAATAGTATTGGAGGCTAGGAAAGACGTTACTCCAATCGGGTCAACAGTCAAGTTTGTTGGATATGCGACCGACTATACGTCGAGAAGTCAATTTATCTATCCAGAAGATTTTGACTTCGACGAGATAGAGACGGCATACAATACGGATTCATATCTAAGGCAAGCTATTGATAAGATCGTAGACCTAATATTTAAGGCGGGTTACACCATCACAGGTAAAAACCAGCAAGCGGTCGACTACATTAATATGCGCCTGCGCATTATGGCTATAGCTACCGGTATCCCAACCAAGCAGTTCTTCGTAAATATAGCCGAAGATTTAGTCCTATTCCATAACGTATTCATCGTTAAGGCAAGACAAAGTGGCGATTACCAGTATCCAAGTGGGCTAAGGGTAACCGGTATTAATGGCGGCAAGCCCATTGTAGGGTACTTTGTTCTCCCAGTATCCACGATAGCCATAAAGAAAACAGAGACCGGGGTTATTACAGGATACCAGCAATCGGCTCCGAGCGTCGGCAAGAGCTTAGTCTTTAAGCCGGAGGATATAATCCATATCTATGCCGACAAGCCTCGTGGAAAAACATACGGTGTACCGTTCGTTTGGCAAGCGCTAGATGACATCAAGCTCTTGCGGCAAGTCGAAGAACTTGTGGCGCGTCTAATCTATAAGAATATATTCCCACTAATACATTACAAGGTAGGTAATACTCAGGCTGGGCAAGGTGGTACGCCCGGGGAAATAGAAGAGGCGGCACAAAATCTACACTCTATGCCAATAGACGGCGCACTAGTTACCAATGAGCGTCACCAGATTGAGATAGTTGGTTCTGAGGGCAAAGCCCTTGATGCATATAATTATTTAAAGTATTACGAGGAGCGCGTCTTCACGGCATTAGGTGTGTCAGAAACCCTAATGGGCCGTGGGAGCACGGCAAATAAGTCTACGGCCGACAATCTTACGGCGCAAGCCAACGACCGCATAAAGGCATACCAATCCATAATGGAAAGCTTCGTAGACGACAGTATTATTACGGAATTGCTCTATGAAGGCGGATTTGATCCAATAGCAAAGCCTGAAGATATGGTCTACTTTAGATTCAAGGAGACCGACATAGACAACAGGACTAAGCTTGAGAACCAGGCGCTGCAGAAATGGCTGAGTAATGCTATCACATTCGAGGAGATGCGTACGGAGATTGGCATGGACGTCGCTGCACAGGAAGATAGGCTCTATGTCAACATGATCGGCTCTGCGAATGCAGAAAATAAAGCCGCCATAGCTAATCTGGTGTCACCACAAAACCAGCACACTACAAAGCATAGCCTCGAGACTCTTCACGAGTATGAGAGGACACAGTTGCAGTTAGGCGCTATTGCCTCAGAGTATAAGGGCATTCTACTTAAAACCTGGAACGATACCCAAGCAGACATCACAGACCTGATTAGGCAACGCTATATGAATGGGAAGAAAGACTACCGTAGTTTCTCCCCTAGTGAGATCAATCTGGTATGCATGCTCTCGACAAGCATCATCAATGCCAGGTATGAAGCGCTTATCGGTCCGGTTGTCAAGATGGGCATACAGGACGCCCAAGACCAGTCTGGCAAGACGTCCACCATGAATGCCGGTTCCATTATGATGGTTAGCAAGCACGAACATGAGAACCTGCTTCGTAATCTCTTCTCAGGAGATATTACGACCCACCTAGCCAAGGTGATACGTGACGCAACTGACGAAAATATAACTTCGCTCATAATGGGAGCATTTAAGTCGCTGGAATACAAGCTAGATCTCTTAGCTATATATGATGTATATCACACGTATAATTATGCATTTGGTCGCACCGCAGTTAGTATGAAGCTTAAGAAGGCCTTCGTTAACACCTCTAATGAGAGTTGTGAAACCTGTCAGAGGGTAAGCAGTGTCCCACTGACATTAAATCTAACTGGCATCCCGCCACTGCACTATGGGTGTAAATGTATCCTAACGCTAAATGATCCCAACAAGGAAGGAGAGCAATAATGAAACACGATTTACAAGAACTCGCTGAACTGAAGAAAAACAAAGTAGTATATGAAAACTACACCATAGATTTTCAGATAGATAATGAAGCAAAGGAGTTTATAGTTAATAAGCTTAATGAGTCTGCGGAGTCTACCCCTATATCGATCATGCCTAGGATTGCAGCGATCCATGCAGGTATGACGGAAAACCACAACTTTTATTCTAGTGCGGAGCTGATGGGTGAGAACGATCCCGAGACTGAAAGATACACCGGCATACATAGTTGGACCCGTCCCTATGAAAAGCCAATACTCAAGAACCATGATACCGATTCAGAACCGCTGGGGCGCGTAAAGGGTGCTTGCTTTGTGACACATGGTGCAACGCCATCCAGCCAAGACCATGAAGTTATAGTTGCAGAAATCGTAGACCAGGATGCAATAGTCAAGTTTCTTGACGGAAGGTACCAGACAGTCAGTATCGGCAGCAGGGTTGAGAAGATGATTTGCAGTATATGTGGTACCGACATTGTAAGCGAAGAATTCTGCGGTCACTGGAAAGGTAAAACATACGATGGTGCGCTGTGCTACTACATTCCTAAGGGAATAACACATATAGAGTGCAGTGTAGTCAATGTACCGGCAGACCGTAAGGCGCGCGTCATATCGATAAACGCCGAGAGTTACGCCAAGGTTGGAGAGAGCATGGTCAACCTGAGTAAGTCACCGACATCTAAGGAATTCGTACTCCAGGAATCCGAGGCAAGAACTATAGGACTCATTACGGAAAATTTACAAGGAGGCAAACAACCTATGGACAACCAAGACCTCAAGGACAGCCTTGAAGAGTCTGAGGCTATTGTCAAAGGTCAGCAACAGGCGACGCCACCTGAGGAAAACGTAGATGTCGCGGTACTTCAAGCTCAGAATGAAGGGCTTAAAGGTCAGGTAGCAGCTTTGACGACAGAGAAGGCGACTCTTGAGGCAGACAAGGCCGCCCTTACCGAACAGGTCGCTGCGCTTACGGCTCAGGTAAACACGCTCACATCTGAGAAGAATGTCTTAGTACAGGAAAAGGCAAGTCTCGAACAGGAGAAGATCAGATTACTGGAGACCAATACCAAACTTGCGTCGCAGGCACATGTGGCGCTTGCCGGACAAGTTGCGGACCTCAAAATAGCCATGGGCCTCATTCAGCCGAGTGAAAGAGAGGCCGCGTTGGCGGTGCTACTTAACCGCTCTGACGAGTCCCTCAACGATACTCTGTGTGACCTTAAGGCAATGCCGAAAGTTGCGACAATACCTGAAAAGGTGTTAAACCCGGGTTCAGACGTCAAGACGACGGCAACCCCCAAGAGGACCAAAGAAGAAATAATAAAACAAGGCCAACAAATTCTTATGAATCAGTTTAAGAGAATGGGCCACTAATCTAAAGGAGGAAAACTTATGCCATTGTTCCCAAATCCTACTGTCTCGTATGAGGGTAGGAGCCAAACAAATCTCGAGATAGCATCTGGCTTTACTTTCACGCAGAAATACCTCCCTGCTGCGTCCGAAGCAGTAAAGTTCCAGTATGCTTTCGCCCCGACGGACAATAAGGACGTCGTAATCCCAAAGGGCAAAGTCGTGTCCCTTGCGGGCATGGAATGGGATGCATTTTCAGGGCATTACTATCCGGCGCTCAAGATATGCGAGAGCGACGAAATACCTATCGGGGTTAATGCCTACAACGTTTACAAAAGGATCCGTGACGTCGATCCGGGCAATTTGCCTTTAGTCCTTACGAACTCTGTCATCGAGGTACCAGTATTTGCTGAAAGCACCGATGCGGCTGCGATCAAGTTCGGAGCTGCGGTTGCTGCTACGGCAGATAGCATACTTGGTAAACTCGTCGGTTCGAATGACGACGGCAACATTGTTGCTCTGAGCACCAACTACCATCTTGCCATAGGGCAGTGTGTAGCGATTGAGACCGACGTCCCGATGGAAGGATTCCTGCAGTACTTCCTGGAGCAGAACGACACTCAGCTCTGGCAGCAGATCAAACAGACCATGAATGCTCCGAGCGCCGGTATTAGTGTAAGCACGGGTCAGTACGACATAGCGCAGTATCCATACTACGCAACTACAAAACCGATTCGCGGTTGGGCTGAAGGCATCCAGATGCTGACGGATGGATTCTTCCGTGCTAAGAAACAGGTTACGGGTATCTCTATTGACAACTACGACTTCGGCACCACGCCCGCGCTGTATACTTCGTCTGACGACCAATATCAGCAGATTACTAGCTACAAGACAATGGGTCCTGTAACTATTAACGACAGCAATCCTGATACGATAACGGTCGCTTCCGATTATCGCGGTGCTGCGCTGAGGGTTATCTTTAAAGACCAGCTCGCTCTCGATGATCCCGGTGTGACCGTATATATCGCAAACTCCGCAGGCACAGGGTGGGATACAGTCGACTCTTCGAATGTCCATGTAGATCTGTACAATAACGCCGTAACGGTGTACTTTACCTCTGCTATTACCGCAAAGCGTATCAAGTTCACGGCTAACCTGCTTATAGATCGCACACCTGGCATTGCAACCAACGCCGACTGGGCAAAGTGTATCGGTTTAGCTCGCATCAAGCTGACGAAGTAAGGCTAGAAAGGTAAAGGAGGAAAATCTACTATGAAGATTAGTGCTGAGCAAAAACAAAGCCTCGTAGAGCTTGTCGAGGCTCTTAACGGCAAACCGTTTATCGTCTCTGATGAGCGTTTGGAGATCGAGGACGATAGAAGAATAACCGTTAAGGAGGCTCTCTCCAGTGCTGATGCCTCTATACTCATCCCGCGCACGATCTCTACGATCATGATGGAGGCCGCCGAACCAGAGTATTTGGCGACCAAATTCCTGCAGAGGATAGAATTAACACAGGGCAACTCAATGGAGTTTATAAACTTTGGAGCGATCAGGGCCTTCGACATACCCGAAGGCTCCGCGTATCCAGAACAGTCCCTGGACGCAACGAAGTTCGGGGCAGCGACCACCAACGTACGCATCACGAAGGTTGGTCTTAAGGTCGCGATTACTGAGGAGCTCGTAAATGACTCCCGCTGGGACGTCATTGCGATGCACCTTAAGGCGGCTGGCCGTGCTATGGCCCGCAAGAAAGAAGAGAAAGTGTTCCAGAGCTTCAGGCAGCATGGACACGTAGTGTTCGACGGAGACGATTCGAGCGCTGCTCTGCAGCCGAGCGGTCGTGGCTGGGATGGAGCCAAGAATGGTACGTTGACGGCTGAAGACTTTATTGCCATGTGCACGAGCATTATGGCTATGGGGTTCACTCCGACAGACGTCATCATGCACCCACTCTGTTGGGCGCTGTTTGCGAAGAACCAGTTCATCAATGACCTGATGGGAACCGCTGCGTTTGGCGGCGGCGTTGCCGTTGGTCCGCTTGACGCGGGTCAGGCTCCAAGGTCCACATACCTTGGACAGGGTGTAAACTTCGGGCTTCCCGTAAAGGGACTCAAGCTTAGCTTCTCACCATGGGTACCGTTCGATGAAGTTAACAAGAAGTTCGACGTATTCATAGTCGACAGAAATAATGTAGGTGTGATCCTTGTGAAGGACGACATGACAACCGAACAGTTCGTAGACCCCGAAAAGGACATCTTCAACCTGAAACTCAAAGAGCGCTATGGTATAGGTATCCTCAATGGTGGTTACGGTATTGCGGTAGCGAAGAACATAGCCTTCAAGAAGACCTGGACTGTTCCAGAGCGTCACTTTGTTGCTATGGATATGCCTGCTGACATGACCAGCGAAGAGATGGACGTCATATAATGTGACTATAAGGGGGATAGGGTAATCCCTGTCCCCCTTTACAAGTACAAGGAGGATACACATGGCTTACTTTAAGTTAATTCCAACGACTGATGGAATTGAAGCCATAAGGAGAAAGGTATCATCTGTTCAGAAGAGGCCGACCATTGCTATGTACGACCCATTAAGCGGTATTACGCTAAGGGCGTTGCGCAGTGGGGAAGAGTTCATCAAGCTAGATGCCAATGCTAATATGAGCACTATATTGCGTTGGTATAAGGCTGGCTACCTCACGTTTACAGGCGACCATCCGTTTGCTCCAACTTGGGTAGACGAGCCTACTGCAACCGGTGTCCTTGACGAGGACAACAATGCGCTAATCACCATTAGTGCGAGTATCAGCAAGGATGGTACTATTTACTTTATGGTTGTACCCGGAGGTTCTGATCCCCCAACTATAGAACAGCTCGTTGCGCAGGATGCATACGGCGAAGTAACAGAGGTCACATGTGGTACTAATGACCCGGAAACTTCTACTACCGAGCTTAGCGTCAACGTCAGTAGCGAGTACATCGTTCCCGGCGGCGAATATGATATATACCTTATTGCAGAGGATACAGAAACGCCGACGAGTAGGATGGGGGAAATGTATAGCATAACAGGTGTAACAGTGCCCGAAATAGAGGGCCCGTAATAAGCTAAAGGAGTGGAAATAGAATGAGCGCATACGTAGAGATTTCCCCTTTTATGCGCAGCAAGAAGTGGACAGACCCATTGTCTGGGATAACTTTCTCCGCAGACCAGAAGAAAATATTTATCCCTGACGGTGTAGATACTACTAATATAGAGAGGTACATCATACTGAACTATTTAAGTGTAGTATCTGGTGACATCAAGTCTTGCGCAAAGAAGGAGGCAAAACCTGCGGCAGAAAAGAAGCCGTCAGCTGTGGCCTCTCAGCCTGAAGTACCAACTGGGGAGCCACCAAAGGAAGTAGTAAAGGTGTGCAAGATATGTGGGGCCCAATTCACATCGCAAGGCCCGCTACTTACGCACTATAGGACGATGCACCCCAAAACTAAGTAAGAGTAAAGGTGAGAGAGTTGTATACTGGAGCGCCGATAATCACAGCAGTCAGTCCTCGCAACGGTGCGACAAGCGTATCGTACTTGGATAATAAAATCAGGATTACGTTCAGTAGCAACATGGCTTACGATGTGGAAAACCATCAGGACCTACATCGTGTTACTGACCCGAACTATGTCTATGTTACGGCGACGGGCTTAGGCGGCAATACTACTCTGGTATCTGGCAAACTCTCGTACGATGCATTTAGCAAGACCGTCACATTCGAGAGTACAAGCAGCTTTGCCCCAAGCACCGAGTACAGGATTTATGTGCTCGGCAGTAACAGCCCAAACGGCGGCGTACAAGACATTAGGGGAAATACCTTAGAGAGTACGTACATATCAATTTTTAAGACGGACGCAGTACTTGTCGGGAGCCCAGTAACGGTGGCTCCAGTAACTCGCTCAACAATAAACTCTATCCCATCATTTGTGTGGGAACCCGTAGAAGTCAATAATACCGTACTGACCAATTATACATTACAGGTAAGTACGCATATGGACTTCTCAGACTTGGTTTTTAGTGTCAGCGATACATTTGAGATAGACGAGGATGGCCAAATCTCATACGACCCCGACATAACCCTTGATGACAGGACTATATACTTCTGGAGAGTAAGGGTTGACGGGGGCGAATGGAGCGAAACATCCCAGTTCTACTATACGGAAGAGACTAACACGCCTAGCGCAAGCACTACATCTATCGTCGGCAGCATACCTGTAAACAACTCTTACAACGATAGTATAACGACGTGGCGCATCAAGTTGTCTGAGACCATGTCATTGGAAGACATCGAAGATAATATCGTTATATATGAAGGCAAGGTAACAAGTGCCGATATTGCTAACGCGGACTTAGTTCCACTAACGGAAGTACCTGGGACGTGGAGCGGCGCTACGGAAGAAGACCCTATAGTGTTTATCTTTACGCCATCCATAGGGTTCGTAAATGGTACTTCCTATACGCTGGTAGCGTCGGGCTCCATAGAGGAAACGTACATCACCTTTACAAAGGACACGGATACATTATATGCAGACCCGTCGACAGTCCTTGGTAGCCTGAGCGAATACATAACAATAGACCCGGATGTTCTAATTACCACCATACGTAGCATCAGTACGGAAGCTAGAGAAATCATGGAGAACATCCTAGAAGAGCAGCATTCCACGCTAGTCATAGATTGGACGACCCCTCCGCTTTATATAGCGAACTATGTCAAGTATAGAGTGCAAGAAGCAATCCTAACAGAAAAATACTTATCAATGTCTGCCGATGCGCAAAGGGTAACATTAGCAGACTTTGATGTGTCAAATACATATACTCCTCAAGACTTACTAGGGTTACTGAAGGCAATTCAGGGACAAGTAAGATACTACTTGGATACGATGTACAATCAAGCATTCAAAAGAGTAGGTAGCAAGGTCGTAAGTTACAGAGACGGTTCCGAGGTAGGAGCGGGATACCCAGACTACTTCGTGCGTTCTATCGTCAGTACGTCAAGGCCTAACACTCCTGTAAACCAAGACACCACATAAGGGGCACACTATGAACCTAAGGGCTCAATTCCAATCCCTTTTGAACCAATATGGACACTACGTCTTACTTCTAAGAAAGGATAACACTAAGAAATGTTCATGTTGGAACGACAGCTACGGAACGGCAGATAAGACGTGCCACCATTGTCTAGGGCTTGGATACCTATTCACACTAGAGAAAATCAAAGTAAGGACTAGATTAGCGTCAAGCAGGCCCGAAACTGTGGCAAGAATCGTCAGGAGTCTTCCTCCGGCGGATATCCTGATAGAAAGCAGGTTGTTCTTCACATTCTACAACGTTACGGCTCAGTCCGGCGATTTGATTATTACCGTAGACTGGAATGGAGATAGGCCGATAATAGGCGATTACACAGTAGTATACGAAGTTGGGTATACTGAACCGGAACGCGGATCTCACGGGCGAATAGAGTTCATGAAGATATTCTGCAAAGCAGACCCAGTAGAGCATACATTCAGACTGCAAGATATAATAGCAAGATATAACGCGGAGCATGCCTCATGACAGTGCGATTAGACTCGGTATTCAGACCTATATCATATAGCGACCTTAATCGCAAAGTAGCCATCATAGGGTTATCAAATCACGGTCCACTGCTTACGCCAGTAGTAGTTTCATCTCTGACACAAGTCGCTAGGATATTCGGCTCCAACGGACAAATTTATGAAACATATATGGCGGCTACTGCCGTCGGTGTAACGGAAGCCGTTATCGTCAGGGTGAATGGGACACATGCTACCCTCGACATCCTAGACAAAGACGATGCCGTGGCCATGTCCATAACTAGTATAGACGCATGTGATGCCGCAAATAGCCTTAGTGTCAAAATTACCAACAGTGATGGACGGGTCTCATTTGTACTATCAAGCGGCAATGTAACCTTATATACCGTAACGCTAGACGCCATCACGCCTATAGGCACTCTGGCCAGTAATATTAACAAAACCTCTATTGCAAACCAAAACGGCATATACGTCTACTCATATAGCAACGGCATCATAGGGAACTTAACTGAAATCGATACCACGCTTAGCGGTGGCAGCACGCAGGCCAATATCGAGGACGATGCCCTGTATATCAACCTGCAAGTAGCTCTCAACATAGTGGGAGCACTTGGCTGCGAGACGATATGTATTCCGTGTGTCAACTACCTATATAACATGGGATTAGTAGACAACATATCTAAGACATATTTCGGAGTCATAGAACAGTTTTGCGAGAACATGTACAATAGCGGTGCCCCCACCATCTGCGTAATCAACGTCGAAGACCCCGGGGCCTATGGAGCTATCATATACGACGCGGAGAGCCCGCTACTAGAATACCAAGCTTATGTGGACTCCGAGTGGGCGACGATAGAAACCGTTACAAACGGCGACGGCTATATAGTAGTAGACGATACACATAGAATAGTGTGCACCATACCGGCCACAAACTTCAGCGTAAATTACTTGGCGTGCCCGGATGGCGGTAGCTTTAGCATCTCATATGATGGCGGCACAACCTTTTCGCCAAGCATAAGTACTGACAGTGAGACAAGTACGCCGCTTGCAACCATGGGTGGCAATAGTACTTTAGATAACAAGAGTATATACATAGTAGCCGATTCTGGTA